GCATCGGTGGTCTGCAAACCAGTTTGGACTTGCGGAATTGTAAAGACAATCTCATAAGTCAGATAGATTCTACCCCAAGCCGTGACTTCCGTAGAACCTCCTCCGGTGTATTCATTGAAAATCAAAAGTTTACCACTATGGTACAAGTTCGCATCGCCAGGTACTTCAGCATCCTCAGTAACGAACTTTGTTGGATGCTTACCCTCATGTGCAATGCTCATAGTGTCCCAAACTGAGGTTTGTTTAAAACCAGAGAATTGTGATATTTGAGCGAACTCCGTCGGTGACTCCTCATTAACATTATACTCAAAGGCCATTCCCAACAAACCGTTTTGGTTTGTGGCGCAATTCGCCACGTAATGGGCTACTAAATTCCGTATTTGATACTTCTGATAGTTTGCTGCTATGCCTGCGGCCCACGGGAACGTGCTACTGATACCGGGTTGGATCAGATAGCTCGTAATAGTAGGTGCTGATGGGGGCTGGACGATGTCCAAAAACTCCTTGTGTTTGACAACAAAGCCGGAGGAACCATTACTAGATGGTTTTGTTGTGACCTGACGCCTTGCGACGGCCACGGGTGCGCTGCGTACGCGCATTTTGGATTCTTTGGTCTGTTTCCTTAAGTTGATTGATTTCTGTGATTTCGACATGGTCAATCGACAGGGGGAGTATATATCTGGCGCCTACTCCCCTGGTTGCCGATGTCACTGCGAATGTTGCCTGTGCCAATTTCTCCTCCACATAAATCTGCTCGCTTGGCGTCATCCCGAAACAATTCATGAAATCGTACCGCGCAAGAGAAGTAATAGGCTGAGCCTTCCCGGCCAGGTCCATGTTCCTGAGCTTGTAATAAACGTCGCTCTTTCGTAACTTACCACCCTGGGTGTTGCGCATCAAAGCGCGAGCATACTCCTGTAACACCGGTACGCCCGCGTTGTTAACCAGTTCACATAAACCAACAGTGTGTAGATAATCAATATCTTCACGCTGTGAGTTAGTGTTAATGGAAACACCGACACAACTGACAGCCTTGTCTAGGTTTCGCACGAATCTCGGTCCAGTTGCAGTCCTAATACACCTGCACTGACA